ATAATATCTTTGGAAACGTCGGAAACAGGACCAAATAGATATGTTTTTGCTACAAATCTGAGAGTGTAAACAAGAGCTCTTCTTTGTGAGAAGTCCCCCTCATATTCATCTCTCATTTCAATTCCTTCAAATACAATAGGAACATCTCTTTTTTCACCAATTGTATCAATCAAATCAACTGTTAATGTATAAGCTGGTTGAAAGTATGGAAGAATCTGTTCCACAATCTGAAGCATATCATCATTCAACTTAGTGTAAATGCTAAGTTCAAATGACATATTATATGGAACAGGCATGTATGTCTTTCTTGGCTGAGTCTTATCAGTTGAAAGACCAGATAAGAATGTTTGAGTTGTTGTTACTTTTCTAGAAGTATCATAAGTTAATCCGAGAAATTCAAATGACATTCTTGGTAATGACATTTGAACTGGTTTGTTGAGATCAGGAACTTGTTCCAGTCTTGCTAAAAACTTTTGTGTAGGGCTATAAGCAAGAGGAACCTTCATCACACTAACTGTATTGTCAGAGTCATTCGTGTGTTTAATATTGATATTATTGAACAAAGTTCCAAAAGAAACAATAGTTCTTCTCAATATTTCGTGATAAAAATACTCAAACATTTGTCAGGAAAATATGATATACTATTTATGGTGTTCCGAATGGATTAGTTTCTGAGAAATCAAGTATAGAATCAGATTCTAATTCAATATTATCATTGTCTGCGTATGGATCTACAATATTATCTCTATTAATTAATCTAACCTCATAAGAAGCACCTGACAAGGCACCAACAAGCACATCTCCATTCACGAAAGATCCACTAATATTTGATACTTCTAATGTATTAGTAGTGGAATCCCATTTTCTTACAAGACCTTTTATACCACTGATACTACCAGTTACGGTTTCATTGTATTGATAATCCCCAGATCCTGAAGAATATGGTGAGGAAATTGTGATGGTTGGGATTTGTGTATATCCTAGTCCAGCATTAGTGATGTAGATTGCGGTTACTATTCCTGTAGGACCAATATAAGCTTTACCAGTAGCAGTAACACCAGTTCCAGGACTACTGAATGTAACTGTAGGTGGATTAGAATAACCACCTCCACCATTGGTAATGGAGATTGGTCCAATTACACCATCACCGATTATTGTCGTTGCAGCAAATCCAGCACCACCTCCACCAACAACAACTACAGAAGGTGGAACTGTATATCCACATCCAGGATTAATCAGTTCAATACCTTGAACTTTAAAATTTTCTGCAAGACCATTACAATCTATTAGATCTCCAATCAAAGTAGCAATTCCGACAGCCGTAGTTCCACCGATAGGTGCTGAAGAAAATGCCACTCTTGGTCTGGAAGTATATCCATTTCCTCTGTTGGAAATTTTTATAAATCTTACTCCACCCGTTGTACAAATTCCACTAACAGTTGCAGTAGCTGTTACTCCAGCACCCACTACGGTAAGAGTTTGGATATATCCTTCTCTTGAAACATTATCATCAATTTCATCTACACCAGTATCAAGAACTTCATCTTCATATCTAAACAGTTCACATCTCAGTTCATAGACATAAGTTTTTTGAAGTTGATAAAAAGGTTTCTCATGTTCAACAAATTTAATTTCAAATAATCTATCTCCAAGAGGAAACCAAATTAAGTCTCCCTCTTTTGGTCTCGTAGATAATTTTACATCAGGAAGATTTTTGATTAATGGGGAGATATAAGTTTCAAATCTTTCCTTTGATATAATTAAATTTAAATCGTTGAATGGTTGAACACCAAACTTTGACAGAATGGTTCCTTGACCTTCATATCCATCATAAGTATCCACATAAGCTTCGATTGGATACGCATTATCAAACTTTGATTCAATTACTTCTTTTATTACTGTTCTTTCAGTGACATATTTACGAGGCAAATAATAAACCTCTACTCCGTACATACGGAGTTGTTCATTAACCAAACTCTGAATCAATGATTGCTCTGATTTTGATCCCTGAAGAAAAAATGGATTTAACATATCATCCAATCATGTCTAGAGGTGGAAGTTCATAAGTATTGGACATTTTTTCCATGATCATATCAAGTTCTTTTTGCCCATCATCATAAATTTGTCTACCATTCAATTCAACACCACCAGGAAGTTTTACTCCTTGGAACTTCATTAAGTTTTGTCCCCACTGTTTTTTAATCAGTGAAGTCAAATACATTTTTAAGAATGAGTCATTCCAAACTCTAGAGTAATCACTCGGATCTAATGTCCTATAACAATCAATGATCAAGTATGTTCCCTCTTTAATAGAACCCCAATCAATATCCAAATATAATCTATCTTGTCTCTTATTGAATCTAATTTGTTTCTGAGTTGTAAGTAAAAACTCAATATCTTGAAGATATGTCTTTACCATTGCATAAGTGAGAAGTTCAGTTGATCCCCAGTAGTAAATATCGTTGAGGAAAAGCTGATACTTCACACTAAACATATTATTAGTAAGGGTGTTTGTTCCGTCAAAGTGGAATATCTTATTCACACCAATAACTGAAGGTGGAATTTGAAGATAATTTCCACCTTCATAAAAATTAAACTGAGTGGTCAATCCAACATTATGATCTACCGTTATTGTGCTGATACCAACTCCCGAAGCTGGTCTTGCTGTACCCCTGTTAACATCATCATCAGTAATCTTATATTTTAAAAATGTGGGATAAACCCCATCAAAATGTCTTTCTTGGAAGAACTGAATAGCATCATCTACCAAGTCCTCAATTTGTTCATCAGCGACATTGATTTCTAAAACTGGAGCACCCAGTTTTCTCTTGCAGTAATCAATTAACTCTTGTCTAGATGATGGTTGTGCCATTTATCCAATTACCCCTCAAGGTATTTATGGTGCTGATGATATTCCAGGAATTACCAAAACATTTCCACTTGCAATTCTATAAACCGTGGATCCAGAACTTACAAGAATATCGTAGACATACCTTCCTTCTGATAAGGATCTTGTCTGAGTGGATCCAAGAGAAATATCAAACTTTCCTCCAGTAGAACTAGTAAATCCTACTGTAAAAGTTGCTGCGGCATAAGAAGAAGATCCAATGGAAACACTCTTAGCTATTTGAGATGATCCAGTCCATCCACTAAAATTGAAAGCAGACCCTGATGTAGTCTTTACGGTGAAACTATCCTTAAAAGTTGCTCCAGTGTTGATTACAAGATTTACTCCGTAAGCAACACCAGAGGTTGGATCAAAAGTAATTGAATGAGTTGCCATTAGAATTTAGATACAACTTCTTGCTGTTTGAGATATAATTTGATATAAGACTTTGCGTAGTTCTTAAGAACTTCAATGTCATCTACACTATCTATATCTCTAGAAAGTTTCTCATACTCAAACATTTTATTGACATCCTCTAGTTGTATTTGATCTGGATTCATTTTGATAAGTTCCTCAATAAGTCTTTAATTTCGTTCAAATCACCTTTAATACTGGTAATTTCATTTTCTATATTTTGAATTTTTTTTGATTCCTCTTCTTTAGTTTTTTTGGAACTAAGGTAATTATTGTAAGATTGCATGTCTGTATTAACTATTGCATTTGTAGAGGAATCTCTGAACAGATTAAATTCATCTTTTATTTTTATTTTTTTCATATCAAGCAGTAGCAACAACTCTCAAGTCTCTCAGTCTAGGTGGATATGATTGATTTGTGGAAGTTCCAACAAGTTTAATACTAAAATATCTAAATGACTCTAAGTTATCAATAGTAAACTCATAGTCCTTAAATGTAATTTCATTGCTATCAAATCCAAGAGTATCGTTCTTAGGAACAAAAGTATCTGATGTTCCATCATTATTTGCTGGATTAATTACTTGACCAGATTCAATTCTATTTGAATATCCAGGGAAAGGATAGTAAATTGGATCTTCATTAGGATCATTCAGTATTGAATAAAGAGCTCTTAAATCTGAGTATGGATTAATGTATGCTGATACGATCATCTTAATGGATGTTGCAGGAATTTCAAGTGAAATTGGCTTTGTCGCGTAAAGGAATGCTGATGGATCATCTGTTATTGTTGAAACTCTAGAATCTGTAATAAAATCAGTAACAACATTATTGACTCTATTAGATGCTAAGATCATTCCAACTCTATCCAAGTCAATAGATGGGGTAAGTCTATTGTCGGTTGTGGACAGATTTAATCTAACCTGCAGAGACTTATTGCCAAGGTTATTAACTAATTTTTCAGTTTCATTAATTCTAGAAGCAACAAGTCTTGGAGTTGAGAAATAATTATTTTCATCTAAAGATAATGGTTCAAATCCTCGATCCAAGAATGATATTTCGGATCCAGAAATACTCGTTGCACTTGTTGTTCTAATCTCACCACGTAACTGAGTTTCTGGATGAACAACACTTTGTATAATTGGTTTAGCAACTTCAAATTGAATGTTTTGAGTTGCTTTAATGTTAGATCCTCCAGTTGACTTGGATGAATTTAAATACAGTTTTGGAGTAGAAGTTCCAACCGTTCTATCAACACCATTAGAACTCATATCAATTTTTATGTTATAGAAATCTAATCCTATAGGATCACTCACAGTAGCATCTTGAAGATCATGTCTCTTATTAATTCTTCTGAGAGAAACTCCTCCCAGTTCATATTTGTAAACTAGAGAATTTACTGAATGAGTTAGTGGAGTAGTAGAATCAACACCTCTGGTTATTCCAGTTAAGATATTATTACCAACACCACTATAAGAAATGATCTCATCATCTATCAATACATATCCTAGATTTGTGGTTCCAACACCAACGTTTTCAAAAGTTGAGAAAGAAGTAGTAAATCCAGGAGAAATTGCAATTGAATCGGTAGAAGTAGAAAGATATTCGGAAGTTAAAGTTGCTGGGGGAATATCAGATTCTACCTTTGAAATAATAGCGTCATTTGTAAGAGAATGCATTCCATGATTTCTATGATTCACTTTAATATGCATTCCATCAGATTCTACTATTGGTGTGGAAGTTATGAAAACACCACCTCCATTAATTGCGGTTGCTGCGCCACCAACAATAGACGAATAGAATAATGTGTTTCCAGTTCCTACTACAAAGTCACCTTGAACATTTTCTAAAGTAATTTCATTAGTTCCAGCAATACCAACAATAGAAAGTCTTAGGTTTCTTCCAAGAGAATTGATTCCAACGGATGAAACACTTAAAACATCACCAACCGAATAACCTGTACCACCAATAGAAACGGTTGCTGCTATGGCAACTCCGTTTTGAATAGTAATATTTGCTTTTGCATCTCTACCTGTTCCTGTTACGGAAGTAAGAGAAACGTCGTTATAAGTCAGAGAACCACTTGAAGGAGTATATCCAATACCTGCATTAATAATCTGGAGATTTCCTGTTACAGATCCGCCAGCTCCAACATAAGTTCCAGTTGCGTTTGATCCTGATTGTGAGATTTGATTTCCAATTCTTAAACCAGAATCAGTTAAAGTAGTACCAAGACCAACACGAACTCTTCTTGAATTTAATTCAAGTGAATCTTTTCTTAAAGTAGCAATTTGCTTATTATTTTCGGTAAGTTCTGGATTGAAGAATGTTATGGATCCTTGATCAACAAATCTTGCAGAGTATAAATTAAATTTAAGATCTTCATACTGGCTTGGTGTCCATGTAGAAGCATTTTGTGATTTGAAAAGAGATCCGAGAGTAGGTTGTTTGGTAACAAAAACCTGAGATGCTTCTTGACCTAAAGTTGTGCTGATATCAATTTCACCAAGTCTAGAAATCCAAGCAGTGTATTCTGTGGAGTCTGATCCAACGATTAGAGCATGTTCTTTTCCACCTTCCAAGAATACTGGTGCTGGGAAATTAACTCTTGTTGGAACTGATCCATCATCAGAAATATTAATTTGATCAGGATAAACATATACAATACCAAATGGATATGCATAGTTTGTTGGAGTTCCAAGACTCATCGGCCTCAGTTCAACAAATATTGGAGCAACATTATCTTTCTTTTGAAAGTATAAATCGACACCTGTAATATATCTTCCAACATTATCAGTATCACTTCCAATATCAAAAGATTGAGCAAGGGGATCGCTGTCACCGTCACCATCGCCTCCTCCAATATTTACTTGCCGCGGTGGCCTCCTCGGGTCGCCAACCGTCCCATCCGGACGATCGCGATCTGGAGGTTCTGGAGGAGGAGGTGGTAAAGGTACAGTAAATGTTTGGTTAATAGTTTCTGTTATAGGTCTTGATTGTGACAGATTAACTGTCTGAATTTCAGTATTTCTAAGTGCTAAAGTTGTCTCTTGATTTTGTGATATTAAACCATCTGAGAAGAAGTTAGATTCTGCTCTCGAATCAACAAGTTCTCCTGGTAAAGGACTATTTGTTTGATTGCTGGTCAGTTTGAAGGTTTTTGTGCCAGTAGAGAAATTTGGATTTGTTTGATCATTAGGATTTGGAACAAAGAATGATCCAATTAAAACCCCAGATCGGTCAGATATTAATCTGATGTCCTTAACTCTTGCTCTGGCTCTACTTGTTTGCCCAACTAAGATTATTCCGATAGAAATATTTCCAAAGAAATTTGAACTAGAAAGATCAGACAAACTCGTAGTGTCAATATTTAAAATTGTTGAGTTTGATGTATATTGGGATGGGAAATTTTCTTCTTGAGTATAAGGATTTGTCAAGTAGACACTTGATGGATTATTAAATGGTCCATACCGATGATTAATTGATGCACATCTTGCTCTAAAAGTTTGATTTAAATTGGAGGAATTACTTACTGTTTCTCCAACTACAAAAACTCCCTCCAACATTTCAATTTCTATGAGTTTTGGTATGACATAATTGTTGACACTTCTTGAGTCAAAGAATGGATAAACTCTAGTAAATGGTCTAAGTTTCTTTGCATTAAATTCAATATTTCTCGATCTC